CGTGAAATGAATATCCTTAAGTATTACAGGCTCACTAGAAAGTGGGTCTGTAAAACTTACGGGTTAAAAGACGCAGATTTAGAATTATTAATTTATTTAGATTGTAAAGGAAGATTTACACGAAACGATTTTATCAACGGGGTTTATACATATTCGTGGGATAAAGCAAGATGGGACAGATTAAGGAACGAAGGTTGGATCGATGTATGGAGACACAGAAATAGAACTACTATAATGTACTCTGTATTTAAAACTTCGTGGAAATGCTCTCAAATGATTAGTAGGATATATCGCATCCTATTAGGCGAGGAAGACTTACCCACTTCAGAAAGAAGTGTATTTTATAAAAATAAATCATATACAGATAAAGTTTACAATAAAGCTATAGATGATATGATAAAAGATAAAGATAGATAATGGGATTTAAACTAGGCACAAATAGAGGTAATTATGCTGTTGGCGGTGAAATCAAAACAAAAATGCGTTTTGGTAAACAAGCTGGAGGTGATGGTTCTGTACCTGGTACACCTGTTATTAGAAAAACGTTAGATGAAGGTGTAATGGGTGAAGCAAATATGGATGGAAGTATATATGTTAATAGTAATATAACACCTAACAGTTACGAGGATAGAAAAGTTATTAATCACGAAATGAGACATGCTACAGATATGAAACTTGGAAAGCTAGCTTATAGTGATAACGATGTAACTTACAATGGTGAAGTTTTTCCAAGAGAAACTATAAATGGTAAAGATATGATTAAAGTGGATGGTGTATGGAAAGAAGCTGGTGATACTGGTTTTCCATGGGAAGATGATGCTAACAACGGGGTAGTATGAATATATTTAAAGACAACAACGACTGGAATGAAAAGTCCATAATAGGCGCGGTAGCTTTTGTTATAATGTGCCTTGTTATGATATTAGATTTATTAACAGGTTGGCTAGGAAGAGATTTAGCTATAAATGAGTTTGTTTATGATTCTTTTGTATTAGTAGTACTAGGTTGTTTTGGAATAGCTGGTTTAGAAAAATTTGCAAAAAAATAAAACTATGGCTATATTAACAATTATAGATGGTATACCTTTATTTACAACAATACAAGAAGCTTTGTTGTATGGGAGTGAAAATGGGCTAGAAGGATATCATACTCATACTTTTAAAGGTAAAATTGGCTATATGGGAGGAGCGACTCATCCAGAAAAAACAATAGTACAAGCTACTACACAAACTCCAGTACCAACACCGGTTAGGCAAACTAGACCTATTGAACAAGTTAGACCAGTTGAGCAAGTTGAGCAGGAGCAAGAAACTAGAAGAGTTGCTAGGCCACAACCAGCGCCAATTGTAAGACGAACAACTACTTCAACAGGAGGTGGTGGAGGTGGAGGATATTAAAAATTAAATTATGTTAGGACAAATATTTTCAGGGGGAGCAGCAGAACTAGTAAAAGGTGTAGGTGGGGTTATAGATAACCTACATACATCTAACGAAGAAAAGCTTGAAGCAGAAAGAAAAATAAAAGAATTAATTGCTAACTATGAGGTTGAAATGGAAAAGAACATTACATCTCGTTGGGAGGCAGATTTAAAATCAGACTCATGGCTTAGTAAGAATGTTAGGCCACTGGTATTGATATTTTTAATAGTATGCACCATGCTATTAATATTTATAGATGCAGGTGCATTAAAATTTGAAGTTAAATCATCGTGGGTTGATTTACTTCAATTAGTATTAATAACCGTGATCGGTGCTTATTTTGGCGGGCGATCATTTGAAAAAGTAAAAAAATAAAATTATGGGACAAAATTCAACAGAAGTAGCTTATGGTTTTGGACAATTAGGTAGTGCCTATTCAGATTTAGCGCAAGTAATTGTACCACCTAAAGATCACGTAATCATAGCTATTCAGTTTTTAGCAGATAATACACCAACAGTATTAACTCCAGAAAAATTAGATAAAAATGGACCTGGTTATATTGCTATATCAGGTTCTACTGGTGATGACATAGAAGTAGCTGGTAACAATTATTTCAATTTTAACGGTGTACACGCTAGTCATGTAACAAATGGTAGTATTTCCGCTGGTAGCAATGTAACTTTAGCAACATCTGGTGCTGGTAGAGTAAGAGTTGGACAGTATGTATTATTAGTAAATGATGATGCTGATGAATCTGGTGCTACTTTACAAACTATAGATACTGCTGAAACTCCAATACCAATATATAATGGTCCAAGTAAACAAGGTTGTAAAGTAGAATCATTTAATGGTACAACAACAGTGACGTTAGATTGTGATATTTCTCCAAGTTCTCAAGCATTAATTTTCCTTGATGAATATCATGGTGCTGGTGGTTTGACAGCTGCTTCGCAAGTGTTTCCAAAAGGATTAACAATATATGGCAGATGGACAGCATTTAAACCTTCTGCTGCTGGTGTAATCTGTTACTTCGGTAAATAATGGCACCATTAGGATTAGGACTTAGTATTTCTGATGCTACAGCGGGAGATTCGTCTGTAGCAGTGGTTATAGAAGACTACATGTGGGAAGTGCCTTCGGATGCTAAATTAGCGCCTTTAGCACTTGGTACTGTTAGTGACTTTCATGATACATGGGATTTAGACGGAACTGATTACATGCCGCAAACAACAACAACTGTAGGCGCTGAAGGTTATTGGGAGTTAGATGGAACAGATATACAACCCTTAAATGTTTAAAAATTTAAAATAAAAATATAAAATGAGTACAACACCAAATATAGTACCTAGAGCCGCTGATGAAGGAGGATTAGGGACTTCAAGTAAAAATTGGGGTAAAATTTATACCCAACAAAGAATTATGGAGATTTCATCTTCAACAGATGGAGATCACCACGGTGATGTAGTTTATTTTGGAGGTACAACTTCAATGACTACAGGAGCTATATACCATTATAAATCTGATGGTACTTGGGAATTAGCAGATGCAGATGCCGCTTCAACATGCGATGGTTTGTTGGGAGTTGCTTTGGGAGCTGCTTCTAATACAAATGGAGTATTATTAAGAGGTATGGTAACTCTTGATCATGACCCTGGTGCAGTTGGTGATGTATTGTATTTATCAACTACAGGTGGTGACGCTTCAGCTACTGCTCCTAGTGGTAGTGGTGATGTAGTTAGAATTATTGGTTACTGCTTAGACGCTAGTAATGGGCAAATATGGTTTAACCCTGACAGTACATTTGTAGAAGTTGCATAATAAAATAATATATGGGATTAATAACTAAAATAAACGGTTTAACGTACGCGAACACAGGAAAATATGGTCCAAATGGCAAACTTGCTACTAAAAAAGTTGTTGGCGCAGGTAATTTTCATAATAAAAATGCTGTTGCAAGATCTATAACAACAGAAGATGATCATAGTCAATCTGTAGTAATAACTGACTCAAATGGAGATTTTAGATTTACCGATGATACTGCTTTTAGTATTTCTCTTTGGGTTAGGCCTGGTTGGACTAACACTGTTAATGCATCTTGTTATTTGTTTAGTATTAATGATACAGGTCAGACTGAGGCTTGGAACGATTCGATCCATGCACTTTATTATGAACCACACAATAGGATATATTTTTATTTAGGCTCTTCTAGCACGGCTTATTTCCGACAATTTTGGCATTCAGAAAATTCAGATCCTGCAGGAGATCGAAATTATACTGTTATGCTTAACGCTTCTGGCCTTGGACATGGTAATGGGTGGGATTCTACAAATAGAGGTAATGTTGGTACTGATGGTTATAGTTTAATAACTTTTACAAAAGGTACATCTAACAGTCCTTTATACTCAAATTTAAAAATGTACTGGAACGCTACTGACTGTGGTTATGGTTATTACGGAACATCATCACCAAGTGGTTTTGTTGGAACGCCTAACCTGGGTAGTTCTACAGATAAAACTATTACTATTGGTTCTACCGCGTGGACTGGTAGTAATGCTGGTAACAATGCAGAGTCAAAATATATGAATCTTAGTATTTGGGATAAAGAGCTTAGCGCTAGTGAAGTATCAGAATTATATAATAGCGGCGCGCCATTACACGTTGGTACTCACTCAGCATATGCGGCTAGCTGTAAAGGTTGGTACTCTTTTCAAGATGACGGCACTGGCCATGTAAGCGGAACAGAATCATTTGCAATTAATGGAGATTCAAATATAGAAGCGAAATAATATGAATTACTACATAATAACAACAGAAGTATATAATACAATTGATAAAGCTAACATAAGGTTTAGGCTTTTTAATTTAGCAGAAACAAACGTGTTAGTTTCAACAACTGATACTATTAGTGATACAATAGAAGAATTTTCAAATTCAATAGATGCTTCTACTTACACACAGAATAACAAGGTAGATTGGACAGATAATGGATATGGTATACCACAATGGGATATAGATTTTATAGAGTATATTCCAGAATTAGATAATTAAACAATTAAATTAACTTAAATTAAATAAAATGGCAAAAACAAAGAAAAAAGAAAAAGTAATAGACTTAAAACCAAAAGCAGAAAAAATAACTGATGAACAGTTAAAAAAAGTTCAAGATACAGTAAACAGCATTAATAGATCTCAACTAGAAATTGGATCAATAGAACTTAGAAAGCACGAAATGATGCACAATATTGCTGGGTTAAGAGATGAGTTGACCTTACTTCAAAAAGAATTTGAAAAAGATTACGGTACTTTTGATATTAGCATTCAAGATGGTACTATAAATTATCCAAAAGAAAATGGCGAAGTTAATAAGGAAGATTAGTGTAGGTAAAGATTACAAAAATGATGCCATGCACTATGCTGTTGGGCAAGAAGTTTATGGAGGTCATACTATTTGTGATATATTAGAAGAAGAAGACAAGTATTCTATTTATATTAGAAAAAACAAAGATGTTATACCTTGGAAAGACTTCAATAAGAATATGGCGGTATCTGTAGAGTATAATTTAGAATACTAATGAAAAGTGTTTACAACTTTGTTGTAAAGCCAAAAGGAGAAAGATATAACAATACTAAAAAATTAGACGGTGGAGAGTTAATACTCAACACTGATATATATCAACATAAATATGTAAATAGAGAAGCAGTTGTTATATCAACACCTATAATTGGTAATACAGACATAAAACCTGGCGACACGGTTATAGTGCATCACAATGTGTTTCGTAGATGGCACAATGTCAAAGGTATAGAAAAAAATAGTAGAGCTTATTTCAACGAGTCTACTTATTTTATAAGCCACGATCAAATATTTTTATACAAAAGAAATGAAAAGTGGATAGCTCCAAAAGGTTATTGTTTTGTAATGCCTTTGAAAGCGGTAGATCAATTTAATATTGAATCTGAAAAACCTTTACAAGGTATTGTTAAATATTCAGACGGTACAGTAAAGGTTAATGATCTAATTGGTTTTAGACCAAGTAGTGAATATGAGTTTATAGTTGATGGTGAAAGACTATATAGAGTTTTATCTAAATTTATTACAATTAAATATGAATATCAAGGAGACGAAGAAGAATATAATCCAAGCTGGGCAAAAAGCAGTTGATGAATTAATAAAAGTAGCTAAAGAACCTATTGTAGATTCAGATGATGATATTTCAGCAGATAGACTTAAAAATGCAGCTGCTACTAAAAAACTAGCTATATTTGACGCGTTTGAAATACTTAACAGAATCCAAGAAGAAGAAAATTTGCTTGAAGGTAGAATTTCTGAAGAAAAAAAGCAAACTACTTTTAAAGGATTTGCAGAGGGAAGATCTAAGTAATGTACGAGCAAGATTTAGTAAAGACTGTTGAGCCTATAAAAAAAACTACTATTAGTAGACTTAATAAAGGCAAAAAATGGGAGTACGGATACAATAAAGAACACGACGTCATTGTATTGTCACGTAATGGACAAATTGGTGAAATACTAGAAATACAAGGTTTAGTTATTGCTTTGCCAAAAGTACCGAAAAATGTGTATAGCAACAAAAAAAATAAATGGATTAAGTTTGAACAACCAAAAGAATTAAGTAGAATTAAAAATATATTTGATTGGAGAGCGTATCCTGAAGATCAAAAAGAGCAGTGGTTTGACTATATAGACGAAGAGTTTAAAAGAAGAGAAGAGGGTTTTTGGTTTATGAATAATAGTAAACCAACATATATAACAGGCACACACTATATGTATTTACAATGGAGTAAAATAGATGTGGGTGCGCCTGACTTTAGAGAAGCTAATAGGTTGTTTTATATATTTTGGGAGGCTTGTAAAGCAGATAAAAGATGTTATGGTATGTGTTATCTAAAGAACAGAAGATCAGGGTTTTCGTTCATGTCATCTGCAGAAACAGTTAATTTAGCTACTCTCGCAAGTGATAGTAGATACGGTATACTATCTAAAACAGGGGCTGATGCTAAAAAAATGTTTACAGATAAAGTAGTTCCTATTAGTATTAATTATCCTTTTTTCTTTAAACCAATACAAGACGGTATGGATAGGCCAAAATCAGAGCTTGCTTACCGTGTACCTGCTAGTAAGTTTACAAGAAAAAAAATTACTACTAACGAAAAGTTAGAAGATATACAGGGTTTAGATACAACTATTGATTGGAAAAATACAGGTGATAATAGTTATGATGGTGAAAAACTAGCCTTGTTAGTACACGATGAGAGTGGTAAGTGGGAAAGACCTGATAATATATTAAATAACTGGAGAGTTACAAAAACATGTTTACGATTAGGTAGTAGAATAGTTGGTAAGTGCATGATGGGTTCAACATCAAACGCCTTAGACAAAGGAGGTGATAACTTTAAAAAATTATATAATGCATCAGA